CGAAAGGAGTTTTATAAAGCTCTTCTCGAGCAATTTTGTAGGAAAATTAAAGTTTCAGTACAGCTCGGACACAGAGAGTGCATCTTGGCCGTTCCTGTATTTTTAATAGGATTTCCAAAATATGACCTATCGACGACGGTTCGGTATATGTGCCGGCAGCTCCAGCGCCTCGGCTATATAGTGAACCTCGCGGGACCCCTAGAAATCAAGGTTTGGTGGAAAAAGCCCCCAGTTCACGAAATGCTCCCCGAAGAGATTGAAGAGGTCGAACTTCCGAGCCTCGTCAACTTGCAAAAGATGGCCAGTAAATTGAGGAAAAAGTAGCCACTGTGCATTACATGGACAATAATTTTGTTCTAAAATATAAAAATGGATCTCATAAACGAATCCGAGAGGCGTTTTACCAAGAAACTATGTGACACTATGATTCCCGTGATGACCGAGCAGTTCTGGGAGATTTGGCTCGAGGCACAGAAGGAGGCCAAGGGGAAGAACACTATCCAGGTGTTCCAGCAGCTCCTTCGCGATGTCAAGTCTTGGAATTCTTCAATTTCACACAAAAATGCAGAGGCCATCGTCAAGAGTAACTCGATGTTCCCCAAGCTCTTGGCCGCGGTCTTCGTGATTCACGTCAAGATTCTGAGTTCCATCAGGACCGACAAAAAGTCAAAAAAGATTTCAATCAAGCTCCCGGCCAATGACGTGTTTGTGCAGGAGTGCTACGTGAACTGTGCCAAGGACATTTATGATGATCCGGATATTATCGTAAACAAGAATCACAGCGACGAGCATCGCAAGAAGGAACTCGCGAAGAGGTTCACAGAGCACATCAAGACAACCATCGAGTATCTCGTGCCAATGGCTGAGATTCTTGATACGTACCTGTCTCTTCCAGAGGAGGGAGAAGGGATGGGATTTGACGAAGAAGAGGAGGAGGTTCCCGAGTTCGATGCACCTCCCGAGGAACCTCTTGAGGCCGATCCAGTCGAAGGACTTCCCGAAAACACATCGAATATGCAATTTGGACAGACTCCAGGTGGGAGTGAGACCGTGACCGTGAACAACTCACTGACCCCTCCGGCAGTACCAGGAGGCACCCCCGCACCCACAAATGACGATTCACTGTTTCCAGACGCACCCGAGACTTCAAATGTGAAGAAAATTCCCTAAATTAATTACTCCGTTGTTACTAGAACATGGAACAGTACTTCCAAGAGCCCTCAAGTGCAGCAGTAATAGCAGCTGCGGTAACTATAGGATACATATACATCAGTGCAAAAATGAATGGAGACGACAAAATTAAGAATTCAGATTATTTCAAACCTGCATTTCTTGTTGCTCTTCTCGTGTTTATTATTGTGAGTCAAGGGCAGGGGGCACACGGTTCCGTATCAAAGGAGCCATTTTAGCTCGAGTTAAAGATATAAATTATTAATATAAAAATGGCTTCTTCCAGTGCATTTAATGAAATGTACACACAGTTTCTCAGTGAACTTGCACAGACGTTCCCCGAGGAGCCCTCTATTGCAAAAATGCTAAAAAAGCACAAGGATGAAAAGACTTACAAAAAGGTTATGAACAAGCTGTCCCCATGGGCTCAACAGATTATGAACAAGGAGCCCACGTTTTTTTGCGACGAGAATGAGTTTGCGACGAGCCTGAATTTGCAGGTTCTTTTTCACAAGTCGGATGTTTCGGACGCGACTCGCCAGGCAATTTGGCAGTACATTAGCTCACTTTATGGATTCGGTGTGACTCTTCAGATGATTCCTCCGGGTTTTATGAGTGTTATTGAGTCCGAGGCTGAGAACTGCGCCAAGGGCCTCAAAGACTCTGGGGGTGAGATTAACGAAGCCTCCATTATGGCCGCCGCACAGAGTATGATGAGTAAGCTACTAGCAGGCGGTGGACTCCCCGGGCTTCCAGGGGCGCCCCCTCAGCGCCGGGCATCCAAGAGGGACTTTATGGCTCTTGACTAGAGTCCAGAAATAATATTACCAAATTACAGAATGGATCCAAGAGATATTTTCAGGTCGAATGAACTTCTCGACTTTTGGCCAACGGCTACACAGACCGCAAAACAACGTGTCCTGTCAACAAGTCGATTTATCATATATGCAACGTGTCTGATTTACCTGATAAATCGCGAACCACGCATTTTTGCCCTGGGAATTCTTGCACTGGCCATCTTGTATTACCTCTGGAATATGAATATGATTTCGGACGGAAAAATGCGTCCATCTTCAACAGATGGGCGTTCTCCGGGCCCTCTCCGGAGTCAAGTGACTCTCCCAACTTTTGATAATCCAATGGGAAATGTTCTTTTGAGTGACTACGTTGATAATCCGGACCGTCCAGCCGCTGCCTGGTATCCCAGTATGCGCACTGAGGTTCAGAACGCATGGAGCCAAATTCACCCATTCGAGAGACAGCGAGATGCTGAACGCAATTTCTATACCGCTCCATCTAGCACCATTCCCAATGATCAAGCCGCTTTTGCATACGGAGCATTTGGCAAACCATTTGCACCCAAGTGCAAGGACCAAGGAGGTGCCGCTTGTGATCCAGACCGCTTCTACTCCACCTTCCCTGAAAGTGTGCAGTTGCGTGGAGGAAATGGAGGCGGTTACGGAGCAGGAAGTAAATAAAATATGCACAAGTACTAAGATGCCGACTTTGGATAATTCCCGGAATATGCTTCAACCAGGTGTTTGGATAGGTCCAGCACAGGTCGTTCTGGCAGATAAAACTGATGTGGAAAGTACTCTTCGTGAGCAGACGACAAGTGCCTGGAAAAAGGGATGGTCCGAGAAGGCCTATGATTTTCCTAATACCTATGTGGATCTCCCGCTACGTGTGATCCCATGGAACCCAATAAACACTTTTGGTGACATTCAGAATGAGCGTTTCAACCAGAGATACAATCAATAAAAAAGATAACATAATAATAATATGGATCCTCTTGCGATAGCAGCAGTTGTTGGTCTTGTGTTTGCAGGAAAAAGACTTGCCGATGGGAAAGAAACCCAGACGAGTCGTGTCCCTGTAACCACTAAACCCATTACCAGACGGGATATTGATTTGATGTCCAATTCGAGAGATCATGGAAAGGATTTTTCGGATATTCTGAACACCACACCAGACCTCGGACGCCGAGTCGGTGATTGGCGCTTAACTCCTAAAGAGGCGGTTCCGAACCTTCAGGATGTTACCCAGACGAATTCACGGTCACCATATGGTCAGCCAGTATATGATTTGTACAACCGCGAATACATTACGAATAAGATGAATAACGTAAATCCTCTTGGAAATCCGAACACAGTAGGCCCGGGCCTCGGTCTCGCCCCAGACGTGAAAGCAGGCGGAGGTTTCCAGGATTACTTCCGTGTTTTGCCTACAAATGTTAACGAGGAGAAGCTGACGACTCTGGAAGGCCGGGCCGGTCCAGCGAATCCAGTAATTAAGAACGGCGGTGCCGCTTACATAGGTGATATAACTCACAATGCAGCCCAGAGTAAGACGGCTTTCAGAGCGCCAGGTGCTTTCGGTGGGGGCGGTCCTCAGAGCGCATTTGTGGGACCAGAGGGTCGACCCGATTATCTGAAGACCCGCAAGACGACTCGCCGCATGGAGACCGGCCTTCGCACCGATACTTTATCAGAGGGTCCTCCCAAGTATTTCGTCGAGCAGCCATACGCCGTTGGAACTACTGCATATACCGACACAACGCTTACTCGTTCGAGTGGAGATCGTTCCAAGCCCGACCGTGCCGGTAATGGCGGTCGGATGAATGTTCGCAATGACCCGGTGAACCAGGGCGGTGCCGCAACTCAGCTTCGCCCAGAGGCCAGGGGAGTCCCAGTACCTCCCATGGGCCTTACAGGTTCTAATCAGGGTCGGAGCTACTTGGCACCCAAGTATGACGATCCTCTCAATGAGCACAAACCTAATGCCAATCCACGCGCGGATCCCAAGTTTTTGGATATTGCAATTCAGCAGCTTGAAAAGAATATTCTTGCTTATTCACTGGCATCGCCACCTCAAGTTGCGGTGAACTGATTCCCTAAAAAAATATAGACAGAAAGTAAATGTCTGGAGGTGTCGTTCAACTCGTTGCAGTCGGACCTCAGGACGCTTGGTTGACCGGAAAGCCGGAGGTATCTTTTTACCGTTCAAACTACAGACGTTACACGCACTTTGCCAACTCGGTCGAGCGACAGGTTATCCAGGGCGCACCAATTGCAAATGGTATTTCGACCATTCGTTTTGAGAAAAAAGGTGATCTGCTCAGCTACGTGTACCTGACTGCCCGTGATAATAACGGAGCAGGTGTTGTGGGTCTTGACTGGTCAAAGGTTATCGACAAAGTTGAGCTTATGATTGGTGGTCAGATTGTGGATACGCACGATTTCGAGTACATGGCTGATATCGAGCCACTTGTGGGAGCCCAGAACTGGTCACAGCGGTATCTAAATCTGAATAGCTCAAGCTTAAACAACCAGAAGGCTTCATTTTTCCCTTTCAAGTTTTTCTTCTGCAAGGAGTGGACTCTGTGTCTGCCCCTGAT